CCCTAGTGTTACTGCATTTGGTGTTACATCAGCTAAAGCTGGTAGTAGAGCTACATTCATTATATATGATGATGTTGAGATACCAGAGAATAGTGGTACTGCTCAAATGAGAGAGAAGCTACTTGATGGTGTAAGAGATACTGCCAATCTTGGTGTATCTGGTGTATTTAGAGAGTTATGTATTTGTACTCCACAATCAGGAGACAGTGTATACAACACATTAAGAGCTGTAGATGGATTCGAATGTACTATCTTGCCATCAGAGTATCCAGAAGAACTTGAAGGGTATGAGGGGTGCTTAGCAAAGCATATAGAACGTACGACTAAACGACATCCAGAACTTGTAGGTCTGAATACTGACAAGAGACAGGATATGGCTCACTTAATGCAGCAGAAAGTAAAAGGTAAAGCAAGATACAAGTTACAGTACATGCTTGATACTACCTTATCTGATACAGAGAAATATCCACTTAAACTTGCTGACCTAATAGTTATGGACCTTGACAGAGAACAAGCTCCTACACATATAGAGTATGGTTCTGAGAAGAGACTTACCTTGTATGATATTAAACACTCTGGGTTTAGAGGAGACTTCTTGTATCAACCTAGATACATGTCTAACGATAGAGTTCCTTATGAAGGTATAGCTATGTTCATTGACCCATCTGGTAGAGGTGGGGATGAAACTACTTATACTGTTACTGCACATCTTGGTGGTAAGATATTTGTTCTTGCACTAGCTGGTTTAACTGGTGGATATGAAGCCAATACACTACTTGAGTTAGCACATGTTGCTAAAGACTATAATGTGAAACTAATACAGGTAGAGTCTAACTTTGGAGATGGTTCATTTGCTGAGCTACTTAAGCCAGTAGTATCGGAACATTACATGATTTCTAGTAGAGAGAGAAATACTGGTGGAGTTTTCATTGAGGATGTTAGAGCTACTACAAATAAAGAGAGACGTATAATTGATACTATAGAGCCAGTGACTATGCAACATAGACTAGTAGTTAACAAGAGTATATTTAATCAAGAGGCGGACAAGAAACAACCATACAAGTTCTCATATCAGTTTACTCATATAACATATCAGAAAGGTTCTGTAGAACATGATGACCTTGTGGATGTATTAGAAATGGGTGTTAAGTACTGGCAGGAGGTTCTGGCTAGAAGTCAGAGTGGAGAGGTAGAGAAATACAAAGAAGCCCAACTAGATAAAGAACTAGAGGACTTCATGTTAGAGTTTGGTATCTCAACCAACTCTGGTAATGTTATGGATAACTTTTAGTTACTAGAAGCTTCATCAAACATCTTTTGTTGAGACTTAGCTTGTGCTTCTAGCACAGCATCTCTCTCTTCAAATAAGTCCTTAAGCATCTCATCTATCTGTGCTGTTGCATCAGGTGTATCAGCATTCTTAGCTACTTTACCATTTACTAGTGTATCAGGCTTACAAGCATTAGCTGCACATACAATATCTTCTGCTAATCTAATAGCTCTGTTAAATAAATCTTGTCCCATCTCTTCTACAAGGATAGAAACCATTAACCCTTCTACTGACTTATCATATGGTAAATCACTAATACTAAGTTCATTATATCCCAGCTTACACATAGTACCCATACGAACATAACTACAGTCAACGAGAGCATCAAGCCTCTCAGCTGTAGTATTACTATCAAAGAACTCTTTGACCTCTTCTTGGTACATTTTACATTCAAGACTGGAATCGTACTTAAACTCATTTTTTACTTTATTAAACTCATATACTTCGTGTAACATTTAAACTCCTTGTAACCATGTTCTAGGTTTATTGAAAGAATAACACCTACATGTATTCTTATTGACACGTTTAAGCATCCTAGCAGACTCTTTTCTCCATCGCCTAACCATTGACTCACATGAGTTGGTTTTAGCCTTAGAGAGGTGTTCCTTGTTCATCATTTGAATCTGTACTTCATTCCAATCATCACACTCAAGTTCCTTGATTGCATGAGATTGCATTGCTGCTCTTTCAGCCTCATTACAAGGTTTTAGAGTGAAGTGTGACATTACAGTAGACTACCTACATCGATATCATCTTCAATAGGTGCTCCTGTTGCTGGCATAGAACCCATTGCCTTATACTCTTTAGTTAACTTATCTTGTAGTCGTGATGCTACTTTAGCAAGCTTCTCTGATTCAGTATTAGATTTAACTTCTAAGTATGTCTGTCCCTTGTTATTGTAGCAAGAGTGGATTTCATTCTTCTCTGTAACTTCACCATTATATACATCCAATACCTTTTGGATAGCAAGCTTACAAGTTTTACCATGTAGTTCTTTGATTACTGACAAGTCTTTGATTAAAGTACCATCATCTTTCTTTAGCTGATACGGAGTAGGTGTAATTGACTTAGCACCAACTGCTGCCATAAGAGCTTGGAATGTACCGTATCTAAAGTTCTCTGCTCCTGAAGACCATGTTCTATCTATAGTCCCAAATGCACCCCATATAGTTGTCTGATGTCCATCTGCTGTTGTTATATCTAAAGCTAGAGTATTGTTACCCTTCTTAGATTTACCAAGTGAAGCAAAGTTAATTGTTACATCATAGATACCTGTATCCAAAGTTCCAAATGAACCTCCTGTTGCTTCTGCTTCTACTAGTGTGTCTTCATCAAAATTAAATGCTAATTCGTTCATATTATATTCCTTGTTTTATTATTGTCTTAATTTCTGTAAGCTTAGATAGTATCCCAAAGTTGTAATAACTAACTAAACTAAATAGTAATGGACTACCTTCTGGTGTCATTACAAACTCTTGGTTGGAGGACATGGATAAATCAATACCGATTCCCTTTAACTGTTCACTAAATTCTTTCACTTTATGCTTGCCACCTAGCTCTTTAATCAAGAACTTGACAAGCTTCTCTTGGTGACTACTCATAATACTTGATTATGGACTGAGAAACTTGTAGTGCATCGTTAGGTACATCGCCTTTAAGTAACTCATGTGGTGCCTTAGCTGTATTATGCTTATTAGGCTTATATGATAGCTGATAGTCAACTACGATTCCGTCTTCATCTTCAATCAAGTTAGTCCAAAGAACAATAGCAAACTCCTTCTCTATAGCTCCGTACTTCAGCTCCTTACCTTTTACCCTAGCATAGCCTTTCATCTCTCCTAGAGACTTCTCAAGGTACTCAGGAATAGCTGTAATAAATACCTGTTGAGGTAAAGACTTAATAGCTTGTAGTGCATCATAGATATGTGAGTTATATTGCTTCCATATTTCAAATCCATTAAATGTTACTTCAGTGTATTTATTTATTAGTTCAGTTAAACTTGTTAGGCTGTCTATAACCACATAGTCATACTTATTATCTTTCTTTAGTTCAGACATAATTGTATTAAAAGCTTTAACACTATTGATATCTATGTTCTTGAACTTGCTAAACCCTTTAAATGGCATTGCTTTTCTTTCTGTATTCAAGATGACTGTCTTAGTAGGGTCAAGGTTTCTCATTGTACTACTCTTGCCACTACCAGATTCACCTATTATTAATACTGGTACATTCATTTACTCTCCTTTGTTTTTAATGTTTCTTTCATAGTAATATCTTATCTTTATGTAATTCGATTTCTATTCTCTCGTATGATTTCCATACAAGCTTCTCATCACCCTTGACTGCAAACAATGGGTTAACTATATACTCACCTCTTAAACTTGTATGTTCAATAAGATTAGTCTTTACTATCTTGCTAACTTGGTTTCTAATAGTTGCATCACTGTAACCTGTATGGGCCACAAGTTTCTTCAACGTATCTCCACCAACATAAAACAAGTTAGTATCGTTATTCATATGTTTCAACAACCCACTAATTACTGTCTTTGCTGTCTGACCAAGTTTTACATACTCTGACATATATATTGTGCCGTTTACTTTCAGCATAACATCATTCATAACATCTCCTTTAATATTATATTATAACCTATTTGATTATAAAAGTAAAGCTAAATCTCTACACTAATTTGGTGAAGAAGCAAATCCTTGTATGCACCTACCACGGGTGCCTACTGGGAATTTCACTTTTTATTATGTATATAGAGAGCTAGTAACTTTTATAAATATGTTTTCTCATAGTAGTCTAGTGTATTAAACTTGTTCTCTATATCTTCTAAGGTAAGTAGAGTTAGTTTATCATCTACCACTTGACTACAATCAGCAACTTGATAGTTTAATAAAGCATCTTCTTCTGATACAAATAAACTTGACCACTGACTACAACCACAAAGTCCTAGTTCCATCTTCAATACAAACTCATTAGCACCTTTTTTACCAATACCTTTGACTCCAAATGAACCATTGTGTCCACCAACCAATGTACTGTGTATGATAGACTTAAATATATCACTATCACTTCTTCCTTCATGCATCCATTTCCAATGTTTACCATGGTAATTAAATACTGGGTTTCTAGCTTGAGTAATACAGTCACTATCCATAGCTACACCTATATAGCCTTTATTGTTTACTAGGTCTATAAACTTGTCATCTGCTTCAGCTACTTGACTTATAGAGACAATGCTAGAGCCTAATCTATCTACTAGTAATGCTTTTACTTGACTAACATTAGTTCGTAGCTTCTTGGACAAGGTATGAGCTTCTAATTGCTTATCTGTCATATCTTCTATAGGTTTAGCTTTCCTGTCATCTTTCCATCTATCTGTTAAGTCATGTCTGAAATTCCTGCTAGATGTTAAAGCTATTACTCTTTCATCTAGTTCATAAGTCTTCCATAACTCATTTTCAATGTTAGCTATTCTAATGAAGAACTCTGCATACATGAGTTCAATATCATCACTAGCTTTGTGCTTATAGCAAGCTAAGTAGACGATACCATCACTATCATGCACTACATTAACTTTCTCTTTTACTATTTCTTCTAAATCCATTCTTCTATTTCCTTTCTATGAAATACACCTCTAATACTATCGTTGATGTAATGCTTACTTCCTACATGCCTATGTAGTAGTCTCTCTTCAAGCCAAGTTGCTTCCTTGAGTGTTTTACATACTCTAAGAATAGTTCTTGTTGGCTCATGCCCTTCTAGGACAAGTTTCTTTACTTCATCACTTGAACTACAGTATGTCTTCCAGTTAGACTCAGTAACTATAGTGTGATATGTCTTCTTTCTCTTATCCGTAACTAATGCAAGTTCTTTCTTACCAAAGTGTTTCTTTCTCTTAGTAAAGAAATTCTTCTTACCAATGTAATATCTATTGTCTATAAAGATAGAGTATACAAATGCAACTCCACCTTCAGGTACTTCAACTAAATCTTTATAGTCATGTGACCAATTATTCA